TCTGTAATACTCTCTTGCAATTGAAACTAACAAAGTTTCTTCTTCACAAGTTGGACATTTGCCATTAACTACTTCCGGTGTAAATCTCCAATAGTTTCTTTTTCCTGTCATATGCTTTCTTATTTACTATCACACGTTGACGAAAACGTCTATCTCTTAATTGTTGTGCAAATTTATTTAAACGTTTAAGATTATTGAAGAATGATTTTTTTGATGTGTTTTTCACCTAAATACAACTCCGTCTCTGCTTTACCTCTCCAACATTTATAAGACACTGACTCACTATATTGTCTCTCTGCGTGACGTTTACCTCGAAGACATGCAGCCATAGATTCTTGAATACGATGCTCCTTGATCTCTCCGTTTACAAACATAAGTAGGGCTATCACAGACTCGATCATTGTGGGCTCCCGTTTGTATATTTCATTTCACGATTTGCATCTTTTAATTTTTCAATATCAACTAAAACTTTATCCATTTGTTTTCTTAAAAATTCTATGTTGACTTTGTTTAGTGCCATAGACTCTATGTGCTTGTTTAGTTTATCAGTAGTTTTGTAAAGATCTTCAATCATCATGAACTGCTCTGAGTCTGCTGGTAATGAGCCTAACTGTCCACGTGGCCATTTAATTCTAAACTCCGTGTTCTCTTCAAGATCTTTCTCCATTATTTGTATACGAGTGTCTGCAACATTGAGACGTTCTATTATTTGAAAGTAACCCATGGTGCCGAGTGCCACGATGATGATCAAAGAGGCAACCGTCTTCATAGGCATTTGGACAGCTGCCTCTTCAGATATGTTGAGTGGTTTTTTAGACATAAATTACTTGGTGAATAACCACTTTACGAATCTTCTCCAGGGCCAACAAATTATGTCCCAGATTTTACAACAAATTTTTTTACATTTATCAATCATTTTTTTTCTCCTCTATCTCATAGAAGAAGTTATCAGTGTCTTCTGTTCGCCACTGTTGTGTATCTTCTACGTTCCAATAGTTAGTTTGTACCTTCCAATCAGGTATTTGGTCTTTCACCGTAAACGATGGTATGTCCCAAATAAGTCTGTTGTTAGGTTGTGCCGCGTAGTTGCCATCATTTAATGCAAGTACGTGAGCGCACTTGTGTTCGTGCGGGATCTCAGAATGATCAGTGTCCAGTATATTAGGCTCTGGATGTGCAAAGTCAACAGTAAATAAATAACGACCCCAGTGCCATTTTTTATCTTTACCGATGTATTTTCCTGATTGTGCTTCTAAGATATCCCAACTAGTAATAGCAGGATAATAACTAAAACAGTTCCAGAGCTGAAGCTCATCAAGTCGTCTCCTTGGGACGTCAGTAACTTTGAATCCACGTTGAATAAACGCCGTAATAGGGAGTCTGTAAAAGACTGCACCGTTTTCCATGATAGCATGAAATAATAAAGCACGCCCAGTAATACAGGTAACGCCGAAGATAATGCAATCTTCAACTTCTCCATGATGCTTTTTAAGGTCATATAAATACTCTCTCCTAATTTGTGCGTATTCTACAGGTATATTTCCATTTAAATAAGCCATTCATGTTTAGAAGTAATCCTCGTCCGGAACTTCCTCCCTATTATTTTCAATGTCACCCCAGCATTCTCCATCCTCAAAGTCAACTTTGTTGGGAACTTTTAATGGGACAGCTGTTTCCATTATTTCCTTAACATTATCAGCTTGTTTATCATTTTCAAAGGATATATTTAACTCATCATGCAATTGAATCATTGGGGTCATTCCTGCTTCTTTTAAATTAATCATAGCTTGTTTTGTCATATCTGCTGCACTACCTTGTATTAATTTATTTAAAGCTTTGTATGTAAATGCTCTTTGTATGTTCCGTGATCCGTGTTCCAATGATGCTTCCTCGAAAGTTTGTGGTTTATGCATCCCAAACGTAGATGGCTCCCACATCTCAAACCTACATTTTCTACCTAAAATAGTTCTAATCCAACCTCTTTGTTGTGCCCTGTCCATGGTTTTATAAATTAGTTGTTTTACAAAAGGAACACTCTGATGATATCTATCTAACAAAGATTTTGTTTGATCCTCAGTTATACCTAATTGTGCCTGTAGTTTTGCTTTACCCATACCATAGAATAAACCAAGATTAATTGTTTTTGCCTGTGATCTAGGTATATCTGCTATAGAGGCTACCATACTATGAAAATCTGCTTCTCCTTTTTTGTATGCCTCTGCAATAGAAGCCACTCCTGTGGTTCCTAGAGTCGCTAAAGCATAATGCACTACCAACCTAGGCTCTTGTTGAGAATAGTCAAAACAACCCCACCTATGACCCTCCTCGGGCATAAATATAGACCTAATACCCATACCTAGTTTAGTGTAATTAGGTAATTGTTGTAGATTTGGGTTTGAATAAGAAAGTCTACCAGTTACGGTTCCTCCAAAACTTCCTCTTAATTGGTGTATATCAGCGTGTATTCGTCCTTTGTATACAAAATTTTTTATAGATTCTAAAAATGTGTTACGTAATTTATCTAATTCTCTTGCACTAGCAAGAGCCCTTAATACGTTACTATGCTTGTGTCCTTTATGATTTTTTAAGTAATTTTTTGTGAAAGATGGTTTACCTGTTTTTTCAGTTCTATCAAAATCATTTATATCTAATTTTTTGCAAATACTCTCTATACTCTTAGCTGCCCATATTTCAGGAAATATTTTTGTTTCATTATAAATTCTATCAACGTATTCATCATACTCATTTTTTAATTTGTATTCTAAAAGCTCTACTTGACTTTCGTTTATCCTTACACCTTTTACTTTCATCTCTAAAATGCATGGTAAAACTTTTGTTTCTAATTCAACAACAGAATCAAGGTCTTGAGATTTTATTTCTTTTTTTAATTCTTGCCATAACGCTAAAGTTATTTCTGCGTCTTTCTCTGCGTATTCACCTACATACATTGCTGGTAATTTATACATCTCTGCTTTTGGATCAACACCCCATTCTTTTGCAGCTTCTTGTAAAGCAGATTCATTCTTACTCATACCAGTATAGTCACTAGCAACAGAGTTTAAATCATATCTAAACCTATTTTCATCTACTACAGACGCAATTATCATAGTGTCAATTATTGTTCCGTGAACCGTGAGCCCTAGTCTATGAATCCAACACAAATCGTATATTGCATTGTGAAATATTTTATCTGCTCTTGTTTTTAAAACATCTTGAAACCAACCAAGAACTTTTGCACGTTCTAAGTTTGGTCCAGATTCATGAGCTATTGGATAGTAACCAGCCCAATTCTTAACTGCTACGGCTATACCAACAACATCACCTTCACCTCTCATTGAAGAAGATCCCTTTGTTTTTAAGTCAGGATCTTTTGTTTCTAAGTCAATTGCAATTTCATCGTATTTAGATAAGTCAGGAAAATCATCAGGTGGAAACCATTCCACCTGTGGCGTAAATAAAGGTTTCTGGATCATTTAGTATCTTTCAATTTTTTTATTTCTAGCTCGCAGTAGTGTATAATCTTTTCTAAGTCTTGTATACCATTTTTATTCAAATACCTGCAAACGTACTTCACCACGTTTCCTTGAAAAAATGAAAGGTTATTTTTAGAAATAAATTCATACGGTTGTATCTTCATCTTTTTGTAATGTGATCCACCTATCTGTTTATCTTGTGGGAACACATCATCAAATATATTTTTGTGTGTCATCTGTCCTCCTTATAATTTGTCATGATGTTTTAAAAGAGGAAAAGGTTTTGATCTATTATGTGGAATGTCTAACAAAAATAAATCATTTTTGGTTCTTGTAACCGCTACGTAACATACCCTCACCTCTTCATCTTCTACTTTCTTGTTTCCTTTTTTATAATGATTTAATGAAAAACCCCAATCAACATTTACGACTACGATGTCTGCTTCTCTACCTTTTACACCATGAATTGTGCTTAAAATTATTTTTGTTTTTAAAGACTTATTTTGTTTCCAACATCTGTATAAATAATCATTAAAGTCTTCTCTATCATTAAATAAAGCTTTCGGTTTACTTGAAGACACAATACGAGTTGTGTCAAAATAAAATATTTCATGCCATTCTTTTTCTTTACCAGCATTTAAATAAAACTTCTCAGTTAATTCTTCATAAGTAAATAACTCATCTGAAAGAAGTTCCTGCATAGTGGTATCTTTGTTTTTTAAAGCAGTTTTCTTTTTATTTTTTATAAACTCTGGTTTAATAAAACTAACCATTTCAAAATAATTAATACCCGCAATGTATCCCCCTTCTTTTAATATCTTCCAATCATTAATAATTTTTTGAATTTTTTCTGGAAAAGAACTTTGAAAACCTTTACCCTTGTTGTCGTTGTGTTTTTCTAAAAATATAAAACCTTTTCTTTTTAAAAAATTAGCGTAAGGTCTACATAAAGCTCTTGCCCTTGCACAAAAAATAACATCAGAATCAATTTTAATAATATCCTCCAATTCATCCATATCAGAAATGTCATTAATAGAGCCCTCATCTTTGTTATCCCTCTTCTCGCATTTAAATTCATTACCCATTCTGTTACTAATTTCATCCCTAATTTTCAAAGCAAGATCATATATCTTTCCAGGCAATCTATATGTTTTTTCTAACTTTGTTATATTATGTTTTTTACAACGCCATTTTTGAAAAATAGAAACATCAGATCCTTTCCAACCATATATTGCTTGGTCATCATCACCAACTAAGTATATTTCCTCTGTCTTTCTTCTTATTTTAGATATAACCTGCCACTCCAGTCTTGAAAGATCTTGAACTTCATCTACTAAAACAAGTTTATAACTTGGAAACTCAATCGTTGGTTTTAAAGCTTTTAATAACATATCATCAAAATCAACAAAACCATTATCATTTTTAAATTTTGATAAGTGATTATAAAAATATATTAATTGTGCTGTGTGTACGTTTTTATATGAATCTATATTACTTTCTTTAAAATAAGTTTTAACTTTATCTAACTCATCTTTAAATTTACCATACCTATAAAATGAACAATACTCAGAACCATAAAAGTGATGTGCTTTATTAACTATATCATAATAAATAGCTAATTTTTTATCTTCTTGTTCACTCCACATCGCAGGTTCGTCATCTTTCTTGTCATACTTAGGATCATTTAACATAAACCATTTTTCTGGATCTGATGAAAATTTTTTCTTAAACTCTGTCTTTGCACTTGAGTTTAATATGTTATGTTTGCCTATACTATCTAAACAAAACTTATGTATTGTCTTAATAGATTCAGCTTGTTTCTCTGTTAAAAGTTTTTTTTCTATAGCCCTATCTCTTAAATTTTCAACAGTAGCTTTAGCAAAACCTATCATCAAAGTTTGATGGTGTTGAAGCCCAAGATCTTTAAAATAATTAGATAATATTTCTAATAATTTAGTAGTTTTACCACAGCCAGGACCACCTAGTATTTTATAATTTTCTCTATAGAATTTATCTATCATTAAAATACTTGCTCCTGTTCTTTATTTTCATAATCTGGAATTTCCTGCTCTATCTCAGGTTCCTCTTCAAATTTTTCTTTGTTAACAACATATACCCATCTCTTTACACCTTCTTTTATGTGAAATTTTTCTCTTGTTATTCCAGGAATTTTTTTTAACATTTGGTGAGTTAAGTCAGGTGTAATACTCCAATCATCTGATTTTAAATACTTAAAAAAATCATTAAAAGTAAATTTAATACTTTTTTCGTCTTCGAAAGGTCTACCTAATAATATTTTCTTTTTATCTTTGCTTACCCTTGTGTTGTAACAAAAAGTCTCTAAAGTTGTTTTTAATCTAAAGGTAGGCAAACTCTCCTCTGGTGCATCTATTTCTGTTGCTTTTTCTTGTAAGCCTCTAAGTTGCATATCCCAATTTTTTATCTTAGGAGGAGTTCTCCCAGTTTGTTCTGTGGCAGCTTCTCTTGCTAAGTCTTGTTTTACTAATTCTTTTGAAGATAATCTTACTTCTTCACCATTAAAACCAAGATACCATATCTTTGGGTTAGATGTTACGTAAGATAAAGGGCCTAACACTAATTCACTGTTTAATGCACCACTAATCCCAAACTTTCTTTTTATACATTCTTCTTTATTACAAAAACTTTTTAACCAATCTTGATCACACCTATAAGTATAGTCTTTTTTATCTCTTGAACCAATAACATTGCTGACTTCACTAAAACTCATGCCTTTACCGACTGGTTCAAAAAATTTTTTATTGTACTCTAAGGTTTTATCTTTCCACTCTTCTGGATATCTTTGTTTAACATATCTTGTCATGTCCAACAAAACTTCGTTTCTTTGACTTTTTGGAACACCAAAAGAAGCTAATGCTTGCATACAAGGAGGACCATCTTTAAACCAGTCACCTACCTCACCTTCATCTATGTTAGATTTTAATTTTTTAAGTTGTGTGGGAGTTACTTTATTTTTTTCATAATGTTCAAAAAATTCTTCAATGGAAGCTGCACTGCCATCCTCCTTTATCATATAACGAATAGTATTTTTAGCATTATGGTAAGGTAAGTTTATCCAACTACCTGCAGACCCTTTTTCTAAATTTAAATATTTCTGCACAGGAAAAATTTTATCAGGTTTACAATCACCAAATATATTTTTAATGCTGTGTAGTTTTTCTCTTAATAATAAAGCGGGAACTGAGTCAGTTAAAAATATGTATATGTGTATGCCACCACTTTTAGATTTGAAAGGTATGAATGGAACATTTAAACTTTTTATTTTTTTATATAATTCTTTTACATCTGGTTTATATTCATCTAAATCTATAGCACCCCACATACATGTGCTGTCGCTTTTTATCGGGCATAAACCTAAACTGTCTGCTTGAATGGTTTTACTTTTAGTTTTAACTTCAAATTTTATTCCTTCTAAATGTGCTTTCCACATTTCTTCTGTGTGTCCATATGAAGACGTAAATGATGTGCCAGATTTTTTGCCATCACCGTTACTTTGATCAAGTACGTGATAGCCAAACCTCTCTTCTAGACCTGTAAATATCTTTCTAAACTTCTCTATCATATTTTAAAAGTGGGCGTTTCCACTCTCGCTTAGACGCCCACCACCTAGGATATGGTTAATATGGAGACGACTCGGGTTTTTCTTCTGTGCCGTGCTTCGCTTGGATCTCACCCTTACCTACACTCGTTGCAAAAGATTTTGCCATGTCATAGATACTCTTATCTTCAACAGGACCAACCTTAGACACATCCCAACCAAACCATGTTCCTTTGTCGTTAGACATCTGGACGGTTGATAGTTTATAAATGTGGCTGTATGTAGGCGGTGTAAATAAACCATTCTTACCCTGCATTTTCAAACCCATCATCATTGAA